TTACCAGCATAGGGTTCTCCATTATACTTAAGTCTCTTTTTAAATACCCTTCTCTCAAATCTATGATAACAATTTGGACCGCCTTTCCACTTAAAAAGTGAGTAGGGTACGCCCTTGTTAAATTGTTTGTTTACTCCTCTAAAGCTCATTTGTGTTATATCTTCTTTTCGATATAGTTTGTTTAGAGATAACATATTTACGCAAAAAGGTCTTGACGGTCCTTTAGCAACCTTACGAGTCCCTTTTACATATTTGTAACGTACCTTATAAATTTTATTGTCTTGGTTTGAATCTTCATTAGCGGATAAATGCAAACCATTTAAGTAACCCTCTACGTCAAAATCCTCAGGCTCATCTTCGGTATGGTCTACATCTAAAAGCTCATAGTTTTCAAAGTCCTCATCCTCTCCTAAATCTTTTATTAAGTCTAGTAAAGCCTCACCGTCTTTGTCAGATAAGAAAGGTCTTTCATCTTCTAACTTTACTCCTGTCTCTTCCTCTTTAGCTTCCTCTGTTACTGCGTTTTCTGTTTCTATAAATTCTAAAGGCTGTAGCGTTTTAAAGTACAGCTTAAGGCTTATATCGTTAACAGCTAGTATTTGGTCCATACAGTCCGTTATAAGCTCTTGTAGAGGTCTTATAGTAGTATTATGGAAAAGTAGACTAGCGGTCCTTATTTCGTCTGCATTTGAGCCTAGTCCTTGGTTCTCTGTTCTTATACCTAACAGGAGAGGACTTGTAACTTTATGAGCTACTATTAATTTATTTGCACACTCTCTAGCTAAATATTCGTAGTGTGCTGGTGCATCGTTTAAAGGCAGGTCATCTACAGTTGTTTTACTTTCTGCATTGTTGTTAAAAGCAACTATAATTTTCTCTCCAAGACTACCGCTTAGTTTGTTCATTATATCCTGCTTAACCTGTAGCTGTTTTTCTCTATCAGGCACCCCATTGTTAAAGTTTATTACTTTAGTTCCTGAGAAACCTGCCTGTATATCGTTTATAAGGTAGTCACTTATTTCGCTTTCCATTTCTGCGTATGCTGTTCCACCTTGGTAATCAGGGGGACAATAGTAATCATAGCCTGATATATACTTCTTAATTACTTTTATCTCAGGTTCTACTTTGTTACCATATCCAAAAGCTGCGATTCTTTTTAAGTCGTCTCCCTGTTTTACTTTGGACCAATCCGCTGAATAGTAGTAGCCTTTTATTTGACCCTCATCGTCCATTTTCTCAGCTCTGAGAGTTTGTCTTGGGAAGTGTTCGGCTTTTAATACTTTTCCGTTTTGGTATATCACTTGAAAACTAGCCTCTCCTAAAAGTTTTAGGTCCAAACATATCTTTCTTAAACAGTCATTGTTGAATATAGATTTTAAGGCTGCGTACTCATCTGTCTTTGTAGAGCTGTCTAACGCATCTACCCCTTTACCATATACCATAGACGCTACTGAGGATATGATAGAATGGTTTGTAGTCGAGTTAGTAAATAAGTCTATAAGATAAGAGTAGTAATCGTTATCGTCACCGTACTTAACATACTCAAGTTTTTTATCTTCTTTTATTTGTGGTCTATTATAAGACGACAAGTTTACTATATGTAAATTATCCATTTAAACTGTTATAAATTCGTTATCGTCACTATTAGCGGTATAGACCCCATTGTTTACGCTGTAATTTGGTAGGTCTGTTTGGTTTGTGCAAAATATCTTATCCTTAAATATTACCGTAGTACCGTCTTTTATTGTTAGGTTATAGAATATGTCTTGCTTTGTTGCAAAGGTTGCACTATACCTATTAAAATATAAGTTGCTAGTAATGCCAGTAGTAGTAGCTGTATGTATTACTTTGTTAGATGTTTCGTCTACTATTGAAACAGAATAACTCCTACCGCTTGTAAAACTCCTAGGAATAAAGTCTATATTTTGTGAAGAGCCGCTCTCTTGTAATATAATCATATATATACAACCAAAAAAGCTAAATTTTGTTATAAAAAAAAAGGGCAACCGTTAAGCTACCCTTTAATCTTACCAAATGAATAACCCTTACGAGTTACTACCTTCCGTTACAGTTACCGTTCCTGCCATTCCTGCAAATGGATTAGCTGAAGTCGCACCCTCTAAGAAATTAGCTGGTTGCAACTCTTGAGCTGTTAGAGTAAGCGTATAACCACTTAAGTCTCCCATAGCTGCTCCAGTTACAATCGTTCCTCCTGAAACGTCTGCTCCATGTTCTAGTCCCATCATAAATGCATTAGAGTTATAATCTACTATAACTACATGAGGTCTATTAAAAGCTAATAGCTTTAGCTCTTTATGGTCTTGAACTGTCAATTTTGTTAAAGTTAAATTTAACGTCTGCTCAAAGAAAGTTGTTCCGTTTTCTCTCGATGCAGTTATTGTTTGTTCAAAAGAGCTATTCCCTTTTAATTCGTAGTTAAAACAAGTTACGTCTCCTAAAGTGTCTATAACGTCTGTATTTGTACCATCAAAAGTCGTTGTAATAGTGCCATAATTGAAAAAGTAAATTTCTTTTACACCACCGACAACGTCTTTACATGGTACCTTCCTTCCCGCTGTAAGTAAACAAGCCATTGATTTTAAATTTATTAGGCGGCAGTCTCAGCCACCAGTTATTAATTAACCAGTAGCTGTTATACCTCCGCTATTTAGTGCATTACCAAAAACAAAGTAAGAAGTTCCGTCACTCCAAATGTCGACAAAGTCTCCTACGTTGTCCGCAGTATGTACAAAATTAAGTTGGTCCGCAGCGTCTACGTCTACTACAGCTCCTGCTACGATTATAGAGCCTTCCATTACGTCGGCTGTTCCTCCTGCTATTACTGTATTCGCCGATGTTAATCCACCGCTTGTTACAAATCTTACGTTAAAACCTGCGGTTGGTGCTGGAAGTGTTACTGTTCCGCCTGTACCTGAGACAAGAAATATCTTTCCTGAGTCAGCCATGCCTAGAGTACCACCTACGCTAATCGCTTCTGTAACGTCTTTGATTCTCTCAACGTCGTTACTAAATGTTACTGTTGTTCCCATATCTTTTTATCTATTAATATTATGAATATAAAACTATATCTCCACCGATACCATGCTGAATACCTGCCGCATATCTAAGAATTACTCTTACATTGTTGCTTCCGTCAATGTCAGTCATATCTATCAACTTCGCCTCTGAAGTGTCGCTTAGTAACGAACAGCCAAAGAATAAGTTTGATTTTTGAGCTGCTACAGCTGTATCATTCGCTAATCCTGGTGCATGAGCTATCTTAACTCCTGAGAAACTTAAAGGTCCTCCACCATACCATTGTGGTCCTTTGTTGTCAGTACCAGCCGCTCCAAGTCCATTACTGCCAAATCCGCCAAGGGCAGAAAGGTAGTTTCTGTACATATTGCTAGGTAGGTAGATTAGTAAATCTTCCTCTCCAAATACCGCACTAGGAATAGCTGCGAAAATCTTTTGAATCTCGTCTATTACGTTTGCAGTAGTAGAAGTTGTACCAGTTACGTCGTTTACGTCGCCGTCTGCTAGTAATGTAGTTTTAAATCCGTCAAACTGTCCGCTTGTTGCGTTAGTTCCATTCCAAATAGTAGTTTCAATTCTTTGTGAAACCTTATCCGCTACATGAGCCATTAAGAAATCACCAAAGCTATTAGGTAATTGTCTGCCCATAGCACTAGGTAACATGTCAGCACCTAAATAAGAACTTACGAAATCTTTTTTACAAAGTTGTAAGTTAACCTGAAACTCTTCCACTTGTAAAACTCTCTCTGTTAAAGTTAAAGTTGATTGCGGATTGAAGTCACATGATGCGTCTTTTACAATATCGTCTGAGGCTATCTTTTGGATAACTTCTTTGAAATTGATATTCGGCTTAATAGTTAAATTTTCCTCAGCTAGTGTTTTCCCTGAAAGCAAAGCTGCACTAATCATTTGTCCTTTGTACTCTCCCTCGTAAGTAGTTGTTATAGAGGTAGTTGTACTTAAGTCTACTCTTCTTTTCATATTATTATTTATTAATATTTGCTATTTTCTGTAAAACTCTGTCGTATGTAGTCTCAGGCTGCCTTTGTGGCATCTGTACATTGACTTTGCTTTCTTTTTTCTCTGGACTATGAGTTATCTTTTGAGGAGGTTCAACAACCGCTGACATCTCTTCTTTAGGTTTTTGGTCCATAGCCTTAACCATATCCTTTACTTCCTCGACAAGTTTCTTAACTTCCTCAAGCTCAGTTTTAGTAGCGTACTGCATTTCTTCTTTTTCTTCTTCCGCTTGTACTTCAACTTCTTCAGATAGTTCTTCCTCTTTTTCTTGGACTTCTTCTTCTTCTGCTTTTCCAATAGCATCAATAATACCTTCTTCTTTTACAAGTATCATTTCACCATCTTCAAGCTCATAGCTTCCAACTGGTAAAGCTACTCTCTCATCTTCTGTAACTATAAAGACTTCTGAGCCTTTTTCAAAGCTCTCACTCTCTAGCACAGTACCGTTTTTTAAAGTAGCCTGAGCTAGTGTTACTTTTTCTGTTTCCAGCTCAACACCAACAAGCTCCTTAACTTTATTTAACATTTCTAGTGCTTTCATATAATAAGGGTTTTATATAACAACTAGATAGCAAGTTTTTTGTTGCATATTTAAAATAAATTGTTAATTATTTGTTTATAT